GCGCACCGGCACCCTCGGCGTCCCCGGCAGCAGCTTCAGCATCGACGCCTCCGCCGACGACCCCGCCGCCCTCATCCGCATCTACCGCCCTAAGCAGGACGGCTGGAGCGAAACCGAAACCCTCGTAGGTCACAAGTTTTCGACGCTCCGCAAGATCGAACCCCTCGACGAACCTTCGGACGAAAGCGAAGACGACGACCGCACCGCCCCTTCCGACTTAGAACAACGCCCTTACCCCAACGAACACGCCGCCCGCCTCGTAGACCCCGGCCAATTCGATCGCTTCCGCCGCAAGAACAACGATTTCGCCCAAGGCATCGACTCCATTTACGGAATCAAAGGCGACGACCCCGTGCGCCTCCAAGCCCTACGATTCGACGCCGCACGCTTTACAGTAAGCGAAGCTAAGAAGTGGCTTAGCGATCACGACTACACGCCCATTTCCTTTGAGCCCGCTACAGGCAAGTCCATGGACGGCAAAATCGACATCAAGGCCATCAGTAAGGAAGTGCTTAGGCGCGAAGCTCCGCAAGGTCTCCGCGTCGAAGAAAGCACCGAAGCTGGCCTCACCTTTAGCTTCAGCTCCGAGGCGCCCGTGGAGCGCTGGTGGGGCCGCGAGGTGCTGATGCACGATGACGGCGCCATGGACCTGGCCCGCATGAACGACGGCGGCCCCTGGCTCTGGAATCACAACCGCGACGTGGTGCTCGGCGTAGCCGAAAAAGCCTGGCTTGGCGACGATCGCCGCCTCTACGTCAAAACGAAATGGAGCCCCAACACCACCGAAAAAGGCACCGAAGAATACAAGCGTCGTCGTGACATCGAAGCGGGCATCGTCCGCAACGTATCCTTCGCCTACGAGATCAACGATGTGCGCGAAGCATCCAACGGCGACATGCAAGTAGTGGGCTGGAACGTGTTGGAAGTCTCCTCAGTAAGCGTGCCCGCCGACCAGACCGTTGGCCTGGGCCGCGCACTCGACGACACCAACACATCCACCACGCCACTTACGACGCAAGAAACAAATCAAGCGTCAACCCCTACACTAGAAACTAAGCAGACCGCCGAGCGCGGAGCTGACTTCCCCCAAGATCCTCCATCCATGGAACAAGCCACCAACGTTCAGGAGGTCCAATCCGCCGCTCGGCAGTCCGAGCGTGAGCGTGTTGCGGCCATCCGCGCCATGTGCGCCCAGCACCAGATCGGCACCGATCTGGCTGACACCCTCATCGACAACGAATCCACCCTCGATCAAGCCCGCGAAGCCGTGCTGAACCAAATCGGACGCACCCGCGTCGAAGTCCAAGGTCGCGTCCATGACGACGACTCCGCCGCCCTCGGCCTCACCGACAAGGAAGTCCGCAGCTTCTCCTTCGTCCGCGCCCTCAACCACCTCATCAACCCCGGCGACCGCGCTGCCCGCGAAGCCGCCGCGTTTGAAATCGAGGTCGGCAAGGCTGCCGCCGATAAGTATCAGCGCTCCTCCAACGGCATCGTCATCCCCAACGAAGTGCTCCGCCGCGACCTCGTGGTCGGCACCAGCACCGCCGGTGGCAACCTCGTCTCCACCGACCTGCTGAGCGGCAGCTTCATCGACCTCCTGCGTAACCGCATGGCGATGATGCAAGCCGGCGTCACCATGCTGAGCGGCCTCCAAGGCAACGTAAGCATCCCGAAACAATCTTCCGCCGCGACCGCATACTGGGTCGGCGAAAGCGGCTCACCCACCGAGAGCCAGCAGGCGATCGAGCAGGTGAACATGACGCCCAAGACCGTGGGTGCCTTCGTCGATTACAGCCGCCGCCTGCTGCTCCAGGCTTCGATCGACGTGGAGTCGATGATCCGTGCCGACCTGGCCAAGATCATCGCCCTTGAGCTGGACCGCGCCGCCATCTACGGCACCGGCTCCACCAACCAGCCCCTGGGCCTGACCAACACCACCGGCATCGGCAGCCAGACGATCAGCACCTTCGGCACCTTCGCCGAGTACATCGGCATGGAAACCGACGTGGCTACCGCCAACGCCGACGCCGGCTCGATGCGCTACATCATTAACGCCGCCGCCCGCGGTGCCCTCAAGAGCACCGAGAAGTCGGCCACCTCTACTGCCCAGTTCGTCTACGCCGACGACCAGATCAACGGCTACCCCGTGATCGTGAGCAACCAACTCACCACCAACGACTGCCTCTTCGGCGACTTCTCCCAGTTCGTCGTGGGCATGTGGTCCGGCCTCGACCTCACCGTCGATCCCTACGCCGGCTCCACCGCTGGCACGGTCCGCGTCATCGCCCTCCAGGACGTTGACTTCGCGGTCAAGCAACCCGGCGCCTTCTGCTTCGGCACCTGATCGCCATGAGGATCGAGATCCTTCGCTCAGTGATGGTCTCGGGGGAGCCGGTAAGCGCCGGCTCCATCCTTGACGCCACCCCCGCTGACGCCAATCTGCTCATCGGCATGAACAAGGCGCAGCTCGCCCCCGAGCCCGCTCCCGAACCTGCCGTAGAGCCCGCCCTCATCTGTGAGGCCCCCAAGCGGGCCCGCAAACCCACCCCCACCCCCACCGCCGAGGAGGCTTGACCAATGGCCCTCATTCAACAGGCGCTCGACAAGCTTGAGCTGCTGACCTTCCACGCCACCGCCGCTCGCACCGCGACCGGCAGCGCCACCGGCCTCGACCTGCAGGCATACGACGGCGATGTCGTGCTCGTGCTCGACTCCGCCGCCGCCAGCGCCGGCACCAACCCCACCCTCGACGTGACCGTCGAGGCCAGCGACACCCTCGGTGGCACCTACGCCGCCGTCACCGGCGCCGCCTTCACCCGCGTCACCAGCACTGCCTCGCAGCAGAAGCTCGTGATCAGCTCGGATGAAACCGCCCGCTTCGTTCGCGTCACCTACACGATCGGTGGCACCAGCAGCCCCTCCTTCACCTTCTCGGTGAATGGCGTTGGCGTCAAGAAGTACGGCTAAGCCGCCGTATAACCGGGCCGCGTAGCTTACGGGCTGCGCGGCCTAATTCCTACGCACTTACGCATCGCCTGACGAGGCCCCCATGCCATTCGGATACGACAGTGGTTTTGACACGGTTTCGCTTGGCACGCTGACCAGCGCAGGCGTTACCTCCACGGAAACGGTGACCGGCGCCGACATGACCTTCCAGGTCACCGTCAGCAACATCGGCACCAACGTGGTGATCCGGTTTGAGGGCAGCCTCGACGGCACCAACTTCTTCAACCTAAGTTCCGCCAACACCGACACCACCATTACAGCCAACGGCACTTACGGCTACGCACTAAGCGGGTGCCCGGTGCAATACGCACGCTTGCGGCTTGTAAGTATTTCCGGTGGTACGCCTAGTATTGCAACGGTACTCGGTGTTAGCTGATGGCTGAGCGTCTCGGCACACAACTACAACCCAGCGGCCTGCAGCGAAGTTTGAACACCGGACTTCTACCCACAGCTGAAAATGTTGTTATAGAAACTTCAGCCGAACCGCTTGTATATGCTTCTGTATTTAGCGGCTTCTTCATCTTCGGCTCTTCAGTCACTGAAGCAGGTAGTAGCTGGCTTGTAGCAGCATGATCACCGAAAACACCAACTTATTCCTAGCCGACTTCGGCGTAAGCGTTGTAGCCGGCGCCATAACCGGCTTAGGCATCCTCGACATGCCCAGCGAACTAATTGTCGATGGCCAAGTAATCAGCACCGAATACACACTTACTTGCGAATCCGCTAAGTTCGGCGACCTACTCTACGGCTCAAAACTTACCGTAAACGGCGCCGCCTATACCGTACGCGCCAACGTCCTAATCAGCGATGGGGTGTTCACGCAACTATCCCTACAACGCGACCTAGAAACCACGCATACCACCTCCACCACCCCCATTAGCGCTAACGGCGCTGTGGTCTCGATCGACGACCTCGGCCTAGATCAGCTCAACCCACTGATCAACGGCGGTGCCGCCTCCACCACTTACATTGATGGCAACGACATCAGTGGGGGTACAGCATGAGCACCATCGCCCAGATCCAACTGCGCACGGACACCGCAGCGGCCTGGACCGCTGCCAACCCCACGCTCCTCTCCGGCGAGATGGGCATCGAGTCCGACACCCGCAAAATCAAGGTCGGCACCGGCTCAACAGCTTGGACCGCCCTCCCCTACATCTTCGCTGACACCGACCTGGTACGCGGCCAGGCCAGCAAGATGGACGCCGGTACCATCACGATCACCACCCAAGGCGTCTACGTCACCACGGGACTTACCGGCATCTTCGACACCGCATCCGCAAGCGGCATGACGCTCGGCACCACCGATACCTTCGCCGTAAAGAACACAAGCGGTGCTACTCGTGTAATGCAAATTTATGGTAGTATCGACGCCAAGACCGCAAGCGGCAATAACAAAGTCCTAGGCATCAAGCTGGCCAAGAACGGCACTGCCATAGACCAAACGGAGTGCCGCGCCTTCACCGGCTCCGGTGGCGACGAAGCCAAACTCGTCACCAACTGGATGATCAGCATGGCTTCCGGCGATGAAGTGGCGCTGCGAATCGCCAACCACAGCGGCACCGAGAACATCAGCTTTGGTCGCGGCCGTCTCGTCGCCACCGAGGTGCGCTGATGACAACCAAGCGCGAGCAAATCCTTAGCGCGGTGCGCACCACGCTCATCGGCACCGTTGGCGTTGGCACGCGCATCTACCGCAGCCGCGTCGAGCCTGTGGCACGCGCCGAGAGCGCCGCGCTCATCGTCGAGCCCGTAAGCAACGTGCCGACGCAGAACACATCGCTGCCCACACTCGATCACACACTAAACATGCGCGTGGTGATTATCGTGCGCGACGCAGTGCCCGATCAAGCCGCCGATCCCATAATCGAGTCGCTGCACAGCAAACTAATGGCCGACCTCACCCTGGGTGGCCTCTGCATCGACATTCAACCAGGCCCCACCGAATTTACCCTAGAAGCTGCCGACACCCCCGTAGGCGTAATTTTCAACAACTTCCGCATCCTTTACCGCACGCAAGTGGCAACACTAAGCAGCTAAGCCCGCAAACTGTGCCATGTCCGCCACTTAGACTTGGCGCAGCCCCCAAGCACTTATGGCAAGAACTACAGCACCATCCGAGGATGTCCTGAGCAGCGAAGTTGCCGAAGACAGTCTGCAGGAGCTGGAACAAGAAGCCGCAGCAGAATCTGTTGAAGCGCCCGCACCTATGCTTATTGATGAGTACAGCGGCCAAGGCGGCTCGTACACCCTCGACTCCTCAACCGGCCAGCGGACGCTTGTGCAGCGTACGCAGCATTCAGACACCCCCAGGTAATTCACGATGGCACTCCTCACTCGTAAGCGCCTCCTCCTGGCGGAGATCGAGGGCACCTACGGCTCCGATCCTTCCCCCACGGGCACCGACGCCGTGCTGGTCCGTGACCTCAACATCACGCCGGTCCAGAGCGAGAGCGTCAACCGTGACCTGGTTCGTCCTTACCTGGGCGCATCCGAGCAGCTGCTCGCCAACGTCCGCGTTGAATGCACCTTCAGCGTCGAGCTGGCCGGAAGCGGCGCTGCCGGCACCGCACCCCGCTACGGCTCGATCCTGCAAGCCTGCGGCTTCGCCGAGACCTCCATTACCCCTGCTGTCACCGGCACCGCCACTGCGGGCGCCCTGAACAGCATCACGCTGGCGGTCGGTTCCAGCGCCACCAACGACGCCTACAAGAACCAGATCATCCGCATCACCGGCGGCACCGGCAGCGGCACCGTCGCGCTCGTCACCGGCTACGTGGGCTCTACCCGCGTCGCCTCCCTCCGCGCCCTTGCCGGCAACGTCACCCCTGACAACACCAGCGTCTACAGCATCGGTCTCCAGACCATCTACACCCCCGTCAGCAGCGCTTTCAGCTCGGTAACCCTCTACTACAACATCGACGGGGTTCTCCACAAGCTCACCGGCGCCCGTGGCACGTTCTCACTGAACACCACTGTCGGCCAGATCCCGACCCTCGACTTCACGATGACGGGCATCTACAACGCCCCCACCGACACCGCCGCGCCTTCCGTAACCTACGCCGACCAGGCCGCACCGCTCGTCTTCAAGGCAGGCAACAGCGGCGGCTTCAACCTCCTCGGCTACTCCGGCTGCCTCCAGTCGGTTGCCCTGGACATCGGCAATAGCATCATCTACCGCGAACTCGTCGGCTGCACCAAGGAAGTGCTGCTCACCGATCGCTCGGTGTCCGGCACCGCAACGATCGAAGCACCCACCATCGCAGAGAAGGACTACTTCACCACCTCTCTCACCGACAACGCTCTGGGCGATCTTTCCTTCATCCATGGAACGACCGCCGGTAACATCGTCTCGCTGGTTTCCAACCGCGTGGACATCGGAGCGCCCAGCTACTCCGACCAGGACGGCATCCATATGCTCGCCCTGCCCTACACCGCTGTGCCCTCCACCACCGGCAACGACGAGATCCGCCTGATCTACGCCTGAGCCACGCCGCCGCGCATCCCCCACCCCCTAAGCCACGCCGCTTAGGGGGTTTTTGCTGCGATGCCGCTTACGCGAAAAGCGCCTACACTAAGCCGGTACATCCAGTAACTCATCCGAACAGCTTATGGCGTTCGTTCGCAAGAAGGTCAAAACCTTCAAGTGGCCTGTAACCATCGAAGAACCCGCTGACGGCGGCACGTTCGACTCCAGCACCTTCGACATCACCTTCAAGCGCCTGGGTCGTAAGGAGTTTGGCAAACTCAGCGAGAAGGGCGATCTGCCCCTGCTCAAAGCCGTAGTGCTCGGCTGGAACGGCATCAGCGACGAAGACGGCACCGACCTCCCCTTCTCCATCGAGGCCCTCACCGACTTCGCCGACGACCCCTACTGGGTGCGCGGTGTCCTGAAGGCGTACACCGAGACCTTCGACGGCGCTAAGTCGGGAAACTGAAGGGTGCGGCGGAGTTCTGGGTAGGCGGTAAGCAGGAAGAAGATAAGACCGAAGACGATGCCAAAGTCTTCGGTTTAGTCTTACCCGAAGACGCGAAACCCAAACCCGCCGCCCCTTACGAGGTCTGGGACGAAAACTGGGACATCGTAATGATGTTCCTAAGAATGCAGACGCAGTGGAACACCACCATGGCGGGCTACCTCGGTTTGAAATACGAGGTGCTGCTGATGCCTGGCGGCCTGATGGACCTATACTGCGTGGACGACCGCCTCGACATGCTGGAGGGCCTGCAGATCATGGAAACTGCCGCTCTCAGCGCGTTGGCTAAGGGGGAGGATAAGCAGGATGGCTAAGCAGATTGAGGATATTGTTGTACAGCTAGGTATCCAAGGTTTTGAAGAATTAAATAAGCTACGCAGTTCCTTTAGAGAACTTACAAAAGTAACAAGAGGTACGGATGATCAGCTTAATGCTGCTCGCAAACGGCTGCTTGAGCTAAAAACCGAATTAGGAGATACCGCCCGAGCTAACAAGGGACTTACCGATGCCTTTACTGCTTTAGTCGGCGAGGCTAGGCGCGGCTCCGACGTATGGCAAAGCCTAAATAAAGACTTGGCACAGTTGCGCCAAGAGTCACGCCTTACAGACACGCAAATTACAGCCTTGCGTGACATTATTGTCGATGAGTCAAAGGCTCATGCGCAGTCCGCAGTATCTATACGCGAGCATGTAAAATCTCTTCAAGACCTCAGAAATCAAGCTACCTTAAACGGCAAAGTACACCAGCAGCTAGGCGCAGATATTCAGCGGCTTACAGCTACCTTAGAACAGGGAGAAATAACAAACAGAAAGCATTACAATTCCTTGACCGCCATGCTGGCGGTAAAGCCAGACAAGGTACTTAAGCAATGGGAAGACTACAATCGCATCCTTAAAGAAGGTACTGCATCCGCCGACAAGCTGGCTACGGCACAACGTCGCCTCAATCAGCTTTCTGGCGCCCCACGCATCCTGGAACGCCGCCGCGTAAGCGAATCCGCAGCAATAACACAAGACCCTGAGTACCTACGCCGTTTTGGGTTTGAAGGTGCCTCCCTGCCCGAATTACCGAATACAAACGCTGCCTACGCACAACAAATAAAGGAACTGCAGCAAGACCTCGCTAACTTAGACCGCAACAGTATTGAATACCTGCAAACGCTTATGCAGCTGACGGGCGTGCAGCGGCAGTCCACTGAGGTGGCACGCGGCTACGCTCAAGCGCTGCTAATGGGCGTACAAACCAAAACCGTAGCAAACAGTACACGCAATTTACAGGAAGTAGTAACAGCGTTGCGTGCAGAAATGCAGCAACTTGATACCACAACCTCCGAAGGCAGTGCTGCCTACGCACAAAACGCTAACCAGGTTCGTGTTTTAGAAAAACAGCTTAACGATCTTGCTGGCGCATATCGTAATGTAAGCACTATGGCGACGCAGGCTGCCACAGCCGAGCAGAACGCCGCTAATAAGCGCATACGCGATAACTATTTCAACCGAGCTGCAGTTGCACGCCAGGAGCAGGCGATTGAGGAACTGGGGCGCCGTGTACGTGAAGGTGTGGCTAACACTCCTCTGCTACTACCTGCGGCTGGCCAAACCTCTGCCGCTGGTACGGGCGCTGCGATTAGCGGCGGTGCCCGTCGTCTCGTTCCAGGGCGCACTGAAGTCACGTTTGGCCCATCCGAAGGTCAAGCACCCACGAGGGGTAGTCGCGCGTTCCTCGATGAGCGTGCGGTTCTACGTGGTGGCGATCTGCCTAGCGCTGCTGTAGGCGTATCTCCAGCACTAGGGGGACAGTTAGCCGCTCAATTCGACAATTTGGGCAAATCTGCCGAACGAGCACGCCGCCCCTTGCGCGACATTTATGTTGATATTGATAAGACTACAAAAGCAAGTAACGGCAGCGTAAATAGTCTGGAAGCGCAGATAGGCGCTTGGACAGAACTACGCAATGCCGTTGGCCGTACCGCGCCCGCTTTTGATACAGCAACTAAGAAACTGGAGCAGCTCACGGCACGACGCGAGCGTCTTACCGGGGGCCGCCGCCTAAGCGGGATGCAGCTCGCCCAGGGCGTCGGCGCGGCGCTTAGTGGTGGCATTTTTGGCGGCCCCGAGGGCCTGATCGGCGGTCTCGGCGGCTTGGCCGTGGGCGGCGTGGGCGGCGCCTTCGCTGGCGCAGCCGCTGGTGCGCAGGTCGGCATGTTCCGCCAGCAGCTCAGTGGCGTCACCGACTATTCGGCCCGCATCGACAAGCTGCAGATCGCTCTGCGGGGCATTCTTGGCTCCCAGGACGCTTACACCCGCGCTTTGGCAGCTGCTGACTCCGCGACCCGCGATCTCAACATCCCCCAGGAGATTGCGATCCGAAGCATGACCCAACTGAGTGCCGCTGTGACCGGCGCCGGTGGAACGGTTACCGACTCGGCCTTCGCGTTCCGTGCAGTAAGCGAGGCAGTGAAAGCCACTGGTGGCAACGCCGAGCAGGCCGATGGCGCCCTTCTCGCACTCACGCAGGTCTTCTCCAAAGGCAAGGTCAGCGCCGAAGAACTTAACCAAATCGCTGAGCGTCTACCCGGCACATTTGTCCTATTCGCCAAGGCGGCCGGCATGACCGGCCCTCAACTGCAGAAGGCGCTCCAGGAAGGCCAAGTAGGTCTGAACGACCTAATGAAGTTCCTGCAGCTAATCAGTACTGAGTACGGACAAACGGCACTCAAGATCGCCAAGTCCAGCCAAGAAGCCGGCGCTCGTTTGACAGTTGCAATGCAAAACATGCAACTAGAGGTAGGACGCGCTCTGCAACCTCTGGGTGCCGATTTGCAAAACGCATTTGCCATATTTATAACCGACATCACACCTGCCGTAGTCGCTGCTGCACAAGGGTTTGTGGGCGTGGCTAAGGCAATCGGTGCTGCCGGTGATGCGTTTATGGATTTCACAGCACCTGTACGGGATTTCTTCGCCACGGGAATGCCTGCATACCTACAGGTTGCTAAAGCGTTTTGGGATAGTATCGCCAACGATGTCTCTGCGTTCTGGACTCGTATTGGCAGTTTCTTCACAGGATTGC